CGGGGAGATGGACGCCGCCGACGCTTTGGCCGTTCGCATGAAGGTGGACGAGCTGATTCAGTTAAACGGCAAGCGCGAAGAAATGCTCCGTGAGTCCAAATCCACCCTTGAGGCCTTGACCAAGGCCGAAGAGGAGCAGGAGAGGGCAGAGCGGGCCAAGTACGACGCTGAAGCCAAGAAGGCGTTTGGCGAGGTGTGGGATACCTTCCAAAAAGAGTTGCCCCTCCTCAAGAAGATCGACGGAAACGACCAGTGGAACAAGACCATCGACGAGATCCGTGTTCAGGCTGAAAAGCTGGACGCAGAGCCTCTTGACCACCGGCAGAGGGCCGCTTTGACCTACCAGGCCGTCACCCTTCCCTTGGTGGTTCAGGTGTTCAAGGACTACGTCTCCAAGACCAACCAGGAGCTTGCCAGCCTCAAGTCGAATTTGTCCGAGTACCGGAAAGCCACGCCCAGCGTTGGTGCTGGACAGACGCTCGAGAAAAACGACAAGGCCGACCCTAATCTTGGGTTCTTGGAGGCTCTCGAAAAAAGCCTGTAAGTAGATGGACGACACGCCCTACATCAATGATGGGGCGGACGCCTCGTTACGAAAGGCGGTCAGTCTTTTAAACAAGATTGAAGCCAAGACCGGTACTGGCGGAGGAGGTTCCGGGGATGCGCTGACCAACCAGGAGCTTCGCGCTTCTCCGGTACCCGTATCGTTACCAGAAGTCAGCCAATTTGGAAGAGTCACTGTTTCAGTCGGGTCGTGGAATACCTCGGATAGGGTTGTCATTACTGGCCCTTCCGAAAACGGTAATTTAGTTCCTGTCACGGGCCCGATTACCAATACTCAACTTCGCGCCTCCCCAGTTCCGGTATCTATTGGAAATTCAGATACAATACCGGTCTCTGGAAAAGTAACCGCAGACCCCAATCGTGGGGCCGTCCAAAAAGCTCCGGATTCAGGCATCAACGAGATCGCCTCGGCCAACACTCCCCAGCAGATCTTTGCGGCTCACAGCACCCGTACTTATTGTGTTGTCCAGAATCTTTCCGACACCGACATGTTTCTTGGTGTCGGTCACAACCCGACAAGCACAAACGGTCTTCGTTTGGCCAAGAACGGAGGGGGAGCCTCGTTTGAATCTTCCTTTGTCCCTACCGAATCCATCAACATCATCTGCTCAAGCTCCGGCAAACGCTTTATGGCTTACCAAGCTCCGCCTGTCGGGAGCGGTGGAGGTGGCGGTGGGGGAGGATCTGGAGGTTCCGGTGGGTCTGGCGGCTCTGGAGGATCTGGAGGATCTGGAGGATCCGGTGGCTCCGGTGGCTCTGATTATTACAACGGCGATGGGATCGGAGACTTTTTGGTTAACGATTCCAGTTTGGTGATGTGGCTTAATTTTACGGGAGGCAGCGTTGGAGGCCCAACTAGCTTAGAGGGACCGAGAGCTGCAACTTGGGAAGGCCCAGTTGGGGCGGCGTATAGTACCCCTAGTATTTCGGCTATGCCTTTGCATGAACCAGCCACCCTCACCAGCCCAGACTGCCTGCGCTTTACCGGATCGGAGTATCTGACGTTTGCCAATCCGCTGACCGGAAATTCAGCCGAACTCTTTGCCGTCGTCAAGCCGGATGCGTTGTCGGAGGGAGAGACCAGCGGGCCGGTGATCGGGAATATCGGCGGCCCTAATTTGGAAACATTTGTTGGGGCTGATGGTATCGTAGGTTTTGCCCCTCAGCTTTTTAGGGGCGAGAGCAATGCGCCGTTGCACACTTACGGGGCCACCCCAGAACATAGTTCGTGGCATTTATTCTCGATTAGCAGTAGCCCGATTTGGTATGTGTCCAGGCGCAACACAATTACGACCCTTAATTATTACCCGGACTGGTCCCCCCACATCTTCAACAACGAAGGTCCGTTCATCGGACGTTCCACTCAAGGCGACGGAGCCTACTTCAGGGGCAGAATTGCCGAAATCATGCTCTATAACCGATCCCTCACAGACAGCGAACGTCTGGTCGTCCAGACCTACCTCAACAACAAATACAGTCTTTGGACGTGAAGGCTTACCTCTCTTACTCTTCTTTGGGCTACCTAGGCGTACCTGACGAGTACCTGGTGGCCATGCATAAAATTGCGGTTTATTGCCTTAAAAAAAACTTTGGCGAAGCCCATTTGATAACGGATTCTAGGTCAAAACCGTACTTGGAGAAACTCCCTTGGTCCAGTATTACCACTGAGCTAGATCAAGTCCCTGCGGAATACCCTCATGTTTGGTCGCTTTCAAAGCTTTACGCTTTTCGAGAGATTGCGAAGCGAGGCCAACCGTTTGTCCATACCGATAACGACGCTTTTCTTTGGCGTGGCCTTCCAGATAGGCTCTTGAAAGCCGAGGCATTTGGGCAACACCCTGAAAATGTTGTGGATTACAAATATGATCCGTGGAAATTTTACGCCAATTGCCCCAATAAACATATCTTTGATGTCTCTTGTCCCCCGGTAGCCATCAATGTTGGGGTCGTTGGCGGCACCAATGTAGAATTTTTTAAAGACTACGCCGAATCGGCTATCGCGTTCGTCCAAGACCCTGCGAACTCATGGTTTTGGAAAGAGTATTCCGGATATTGGGCGCATTGGTGCAAAGCTGTCTTAGCAGAGCAGTGGTACCTTGGGGCTTTTGCCATGCACCGTAAGATTAAAGTCGAAACTTTGTTCCCAAACTGGCCCTCAAAAGAGGAGGCTAAAGAAGCATGCTATACTCATTTAATGATTAAGAAGAGGTGGCCAAATGTTCGAGAAGCTATTTTCCAATTGGCTAGGAGAATTACCCAAATTCAAGACAAATATGTGGATCTTGGCTTTGGCCACAGCCAACTCGACGAGGCTCTGGCGGTATGAGTGTTTTCCCGGGAACCCCAGAGCCAGGTCTGACGGATGCCGAGTTACGGGCAAGTCCTGTCCCTGTAACTATCAGTGGTGGAGGGGGAGGGGCCACAGGCGGTCTTACCAACAGTGAGTTACGGGCAAGCCCAGTATCAGTCACTGCGCCACTGGCTTCCGCGGCTTCTGTCACCACGTTTTCTTCTACCTCTTCCTCACAGATTCTGGGGTCAAATGCTAACCGAAAAGCCGTCACGATATTTAATTCCACCCCCAACGTTCTGTATGTGCTACTTGGTTCCGGGACGGCCAGCTCAAGCAACTATTCCTTTGCGCTAGGGGAAAAAGAACTTCTTTCTCTTACCGGCATAACCACGGCTATTCAGGGGATCTACGCCACCAGCGGCACCGCAAGCATTACCGAGCTGACTTAAAATGCCTGCCGTTTTTGATATCTCCGCAGGCCAAGGGGTCAGGATATTCCGTGGACTTACGAGCGCCAATCTTGTTGCCGCAGGAGGCGATGGAAATACAGATCCCTACGGAGAGTACGTTTCTCTCCTGATGCATTTCGACCCAGAGAGTGTTTTCCCACCAAACGCAATTGCTTTTTGGAAGTTGAGTGATCTCACTGACAGTTCTGGGAATTCAAACACCCTTACCAATTCTGGTTCTGCTCAGTTTGTTTCTGGGAAGGTCGGAGATTGCGTTCAGTTCAATACCTCAAATTATTTGAGGAACACTGCTCTAAGTACTCCGCTTAACCCAGACGGGCCTGACGGTGAATTTACGGCCTCTATCTGGATAAACCCATCGTCATTTTCAAACTACCAGGCTTTCTTGGGCGCCCCCAGCGGGGGTGGCTTTATCATACATACGGATGCTAGTGGCGCTATATATTGCAATGAAACCACCGCCGGAGATGCTTTTGTCTCCTCAACCTTACAACTTAACCAGTGGCAACATGTTGTTTTTGTTAAGTCAAACTCAAGCGGGTACCGCACCAAAGTCTGGTACAATGGAACACAAGTATATGACCAGCTTACAAACAACAGGTCTAATTACGATGCCTCCGTAACAGATATTACATTGGGCAATTATGGCGGACTTGGCTTCCCCTATAACGGGAAGCTGGATGCCGTCGGACTCTGGAATAGGGAATTGACAGATCAGGAAATCGCAACCCTTTACAACAACGGGAGCGGCCTAGAGCCGTAAAACACCATGGCCTTTCTAACAGACTCTTCCCTAAACAACCTCACCGTAACTGCCTTTGGCAACGTCTCCCCCAGCACGAGCGTCAAGAAGTTCGGGTCTGGGGCAGCTTACTTTGACGGGAATGGGGATTATTTGACCGTACCGGATGACGATGTTTTTGAGCTTGGGGCAAACGACTTTACGATTGAATGCTGGTTTAATCTGCAAACGCTTAAAGGATACCAAGCTATTCTTGCAAAGTCATTCCAAGAGGCAGACCAGCACGGATACCTTCTTTATTTTGAAACAGGGAACCAGCTTAATTTTATTGCCGGAAACGGGAGTTGGCAGGTGTTGTTGCTCTCAAACGTGGTTCCTGAAACCAATGTATGGAATCATGTGGCTGTAACTAGATCAGGAAATAATTGGAAATTACTTCTAAATGGGCAAATTATAGCAAGTCAGACAATCAGTATAGCCCTAACTTCTGGAGATCTGCCTTTGTATATCGGCCGGTACCCGTATTTCCCGGGGGCTAGTTTAAGTCAAACATTTGATGGCTACCTTGACGACCTTCGGATCACCAAGGGGGTGGCCCGCTACACCGCAAACTTCACTCCTCCGACGGCTCCGTCCCCAAATCCTACCGACCCCTACGGTTCCAGCGTTTCTCTTCTTCTCCATTCGGATGGCCCCGAAGACAGCATAGTCTTTATCGATTCTTCCCTAAACAACTTTTCAGTCACAGCAACGGGGAACGCAAGAATCAAGACTGGCACTAAGAAGTTTGGCGCAGGGGCGGCTTATTTTGGAGGCGACAGCGATAGACTTACAATCCCAGACAGCCCCCTATTTTATTTTGGAAACGGGGATTACACGGTAGAGGCGTGGTTGTATCCCGTAGCGCTTGGGGGCTCCGACACCGGAAACTTCTTTTCCCAATCTCAGGATCTTTCCAACAACGCAAACCGTCAGTTTTCGTTTAGTATTTACACAAACGGGTTACGAGTCTACTGGACAACGGATGGCGTTTTTGATCAGTTTCAAGTTTTTCAAGCAAACTCACCAATCCCAACCAATCAATGGGTGCACGTGGCTTTTACCCGGTCAGGAGGAGTCCTTAGGGCGTTTTTAAACGGGCAACAAATAGACTCTTCGTATCCCAATAATTTCACTTATTTTAATTCGACGGCTCCTGTTAGCGTAGGTTCTTTTGGGAACTACGCCTCGAACGGGTACGGCTATCTTAATTTTAACGGTTACATCGACGATCTTCGGGTCACCAAAGGTGTGGCCCGTTACACCTCGAACTTTACTCCTCCAACCTCCGCTTTCCCCAACCCGTAGCCGTGAAGAAAATTGTCAAAGTCCTCGGTCTTCCCCGAACTGGCACAAACCTAGTCCAGCTACTCCTCAATCTTAATTTCAAAAACTACATTTGCGAGGAGTGCGAGCATTACCAGCACTACCTTGGTTGGAAACACGGACTCCCGCTTCCCAAGGAAACCTATGAAACGCTTGAGCGGATGACGCAGGAGGAGATATTTTTTGTCCTAACCGAGAGGGAGTATGGCTCCTGGCAAAGAGCGGTTGCCCACAAGCATATCGGGAAATCTTGGGAGTTCCCCGGACGCTTTCATTTTCATGGGGATAATCCTTTTGTCTTTGTGACCCCCAACCAATACGAGTTCTACCAGGACTTGCGCGAGTTTTATGATGTTCGAGCCAAGGCATATTCCGACTTTGCCAAGGCCAATCCCGACAAGTGCTATGTGGTTAAGTTTGAAAACCTCAAAACCCCCGAAGGCCAAAAACAGGAGATGACCGGAATAGGCAAGAAGTTTGGCCTCACCTTTTCCCAAAAAGAGCAGCTCATTCACGTATCCAAGCAGTTGGATTGGGATGGCCGGTTTGTGGCCTGAGGCCACTTGACAGATTCCAGCCTGGTATATTTTTAGATTAGCTAGACACGTCAGACACGGGCGTATGTCCGGGCCGCCGCCGGATAGTCAACGACGGGTCAAAGCATCGGGCAACAAAAGTCTCGGGATGCCGCCGGGGAACCAAACACGGAAACTGCCACTACCTATCGGTAATGGACATACAGTTTCTTAACTCGTTTTTGAAAGGATACTAAAATGCCTTATACGACCACCGACGTCGAGCAGTTGCTGGTAAAAGAATCCGGCCGTATCGGCCCGGACATCTACCGCAAGACTGTCGACCAGAGCCCCTGGCTCAAACTGGTCAAGCAAGACGCTTGGCCGGATGAAATGGGTGATTCCGTCTCCGTAATGGTTTACGAGCGGTCTCTGCCCTACAACTCCGACGGAACCCTCAAGACCAACTGGACCAACCTGGCCAGCAGCGCCGCTTACGGCACTGCCGGAACCGGCACTGGCAATGCGATCGCCCCCGATGGCGGCACGATCGAATTCGGTCAGACCCTCCGGACCTACAACCTCCAGCACACCTCGCTCAACAGCCCTGACATCTCGTTGAACGACCTGCGCTTTCCGTTAAAACGGAAGGAGCAGCTCGCCAACATCATGTCGATTCTGACTGAGTCGACCGCTGAAGTGTGGATCCAGCGCTATCGCGACGAATACGTTCGCGTGGCCCAGAACAAGTGCACGGCCACCACGGCTAACAGCCCCTCGACTGGTGAGGATTACGCCCTTGGCATTGCCCGCCTGACGGACGGCAACTTCCCGCTGCCCTCCGCCACCGCTGGCGAGAACCTCGAGCTGACCCAGGGAATGCTTGATCGCATTTACCTGAACCTCATCCGTGACGGTGCTGGCGTTAACTCCTATGACAGGATCAACGGCGCCCCGGTGTTTCTGGCGATCATGTCGCCCGAAGCCTCCGACGCCCTCATCCGGGCCAATACGGACATCCGTCAGGACTTCCGCTGGAGCGACCGCGTCAACGAGTTGCTGGCTCCTCTGGGCGTTACCCGGACGTACCGCAACTTCCACCACTTGATCGATCCGTTCCCTGCGCGTTGGGACGTTGTTTCCGGCGCCTGGGTGCGTCGTCGGCCCTTCAAGCCCGCCACCAACGATCTTGGTGACACGGCTCGTGGGGTTAAATACGAGTTGGACTCGAACTACCTCGCTGCGGCCTACGAAGATACCATCATCTTCGTGCCTGAGGTGTTCACCTCCCTCGTTCCGAAGCCCCTCAGCGGTGGCTCAGACATGGAGTTCTCCCCGCAGAACTACCGCGGCGAGTTCACCTGGCGGAACATCCCCGACCGGACGATCAATCCGGACGGCACGATCGGCTTCTTCCGCGCGATCTTCGCGTCGGGCAGCAAGCCTGTGTTCCCGCAGCAGGGGTATGTGGTCCGCCACAAGCGGAGCGCTTCCTCGATCAGCTAAGCTGAACGACTGAACGACTGAACGGAGCTCCCCGGGGTTCTATCCCCCGGGGGGCATCCTTCTTTGGTTCGGTCTTCTGACCTAGAATATGGTCGAACAAACCCAAACTCCCGTCGTCTCCCAGTCCAAGGAAGTCGAGAAGGATCTTGGCGATCAAGAAAAACCTGTTGCCAAAGACCTTGTCGTCTTCCCGATCCCCTCAGGCTTTGTTCCCCCCGAAGGTGTTGATCCAGGCGAGTCTTTTGAGGCCGTCTGCCGCATCCAATACCGTCGCGGTAAACTGATCCTAGAGGCTATCGAGGGCCACGAGATCCATCTCGAAAGAGTTCCCACGCCCAAAAAACAAGCCACCACCTTTGAAAGCGCGGTGGAGGAAGGTCTTGGTTCGGGTGAGGGGATGGGTTGACCTGACGGCCGCGATTGTCGAGCAGGCGATTGCCGATCTTGATCTGGCGATCACCCCCTGTAAGGCAAAGAGGAAACCTGACTGGGCCTTTACACCTGAACATTTTCGGGAGTTCTTCCAGACGGCCGAGGAGCTTTGCCGGGTCTGCGGATTCCGGCTCAACCCCGAGGCGGTCAGGGACAGGCTCAACAAAAAACTAACCAAACTGGACAAGATTTATGCCACGCAAGGAAGTAAGCGAAATCGTAGCAAGACTAGCCGGAATTGACGCCAAGCTGGATGGTCTGGCAGAGATGCTCCGCAAGCACGATTCTCATCTTATTGGACACGATGAGAGGCTTCGGGATGTGGAGAAACACATGAATATTGCTTTTGGATGGGCCGCCGCTGTTGGTTTCTGCATTTCCATTATCTGGTCTTGGGTCTGGTCCAAAATATCTGGGGAACCTTAAAACTTGCTGTTTGACAAAAGCATGTCAAAATCAGCCATGGGCGTCGTATTACTGGTAGCCTTTCTATTTCTTTCGGCCTGTTCCACAACGTACAAAGGTAGCCCGGATTTCTCCGTCGCTGAATCTCGCTTGGATCTGGCTTATAAGACCGCAGATCCCGTAACACGTAAACACCTTGAAGAGGCCAAAAAGCAACTGGCATCCGCCAAGGAGCTTTGTGTTTCCAACACAGAACAACTCGAACAAGCGGTCAAAGAGCGCAATGAAGCTCTTGCCAAGGCCGAATACTGGAAAGCCAAACAGAGGAAAGCCCTTAAGGAATTGTGGTTCTGGAGAGGCGCTTTGATTGTGGCTGTTCTCTTTGCTGCTCGAGGCCCGATCTTTTGGGTTGTTCGTAAATTTGTGGGGATCCCCTGGTGATCCGTTGGCTTCGATCTAATTTGCAGGGTTTGGCTGCTTTGTTTGTCGCTATCATCGTTTTCTTTTTCCTTGGCCCAATTCTCCAAGGCTTTGACACAACTGCCGGTGTTGTAGATTTGGGGAGTCTTCATGTTCTAGTTTTTGGTTCCGTTCGGTTTCTTTTTTGCACATTCCTAGCATGGAGTGTCCTCCAGCTTGATTGGAAAATGCTTGATCGTTACGTCGACCGTGGAGCCCTCAAGGACGACTGGAAGGAAGCCTGCCCAAGGACGAGACTTATGGTTTTTGTCTCAGTCTTTGGCCTCCTTCTTCTAGCCGCCATCTTGTCATGCAAATAGTATATGTTGCGCTTTTTCTTGCGTTTCTTTCCGACTCTTTGGCTGGCTCAGGAGTTGAGGCGCAGAGGCTTCTCGTCGTTGAACAGGCCCGTCAAGCCATCGGTATTCGAGAACTCTCGGGACAAAACGACGGGCCCCTGGTGGACGAGATCCTTGCATCCGTAGGTCTTGAAGGCACTAAAGCGCCGTGGTGCGCGGCATTCATTGTCTGGATTGGTGACAAGGCCTTTGGGTCAGCGTTATTTAACCCCTACCCTAGGTCGGCTTGGAGCCCGACATTTCTTAGCAAACCCACCTGGGACAGGCAGAGACGCGGAACCCCACTTAAGCCAGCCGACGTTTTCGGGATCTGGTTCAATTCGATGGGCCGGGTGGCGCACGTTGGCCTTGTGGAAAAGAACGAGGGGGATTGGCTCGTGACCATCGAGGGGAACACCAACGGGGGAGGAAGCCGTGACGGAGACGGGGTGTACCGCCGAAGAAGGATGGCGGTTAATGTCCTTGGGAGGAGTTGGTTGTGAGCATTCAGCTTGGGGCTATCGGGGTCACTAAAGTCTCATCTCTTTTGATGGAAAACGGCTTTTTGGTAAGCCAGCCGATTTACGATAACGGGTACGACCTAATCACCGACTACCGAGGAGTTCTCAAAAGGGTTCAAGTCAAAACGACATGCGGTTTGGAAGACCAACGCAGGACCAAGCTGAAGTTTTTTGCCCTTCGTGGGACTGGGTTTAACCAGAACAGCCCTAAAAAACCTTACGGGAAAGGTATTGTTGACGCCTTTATCTTTTATCATACCAAACAAAACGCCATTTTTGTCGTCCCGATAGAGAAGCTCCCCAGAACAATGTCGGTTTATTTTGCCCCAAATTGCGAGTGGCGGGACAACTGGGACGTCTTGCGGAATCCGAAGAGGGGATAATCTTTTTCCATGGCCACGGCATCTGATCTTACGGTTTATGACGGCCAGTATGACTGGCGCAGGGGGATGGACTCCTCGCTGGCCCCTCAAATTTCAGACCCGACGTCTGTCCGGCTTGGCGTCAACGTCACTTTTCGGGAAGGACGCCCACAGACACGCCCCGGCTTTCAGCAGATCTTCCTTACCGACGATCCTGATTACCCAGGGAGCCTAGCCCTTTTTTCCACCGGTCGTGATTCGACCAACACCAAGACCGGGAATTATTTTCAAGGTGCTTTCTTTTACGTCAACAAAACCGACCCGACCAAGTCCTGCCTGATTGCCTGTGCCGGAGGATATGTGTTTCGTATTCGTCCAGTTGAAGGCTACGTGGCGAGGCTTCCGGTCTCCGAGTATACCGCTATCGACTCCAGCGGTACCTTCCGATGGGACGCAACCAAGCGGGTGTACTACTGCCAGGCTGAAAAATTCCTGGTCATCCAAAACGGCCTCGACAACCCTCTGATTTTTGACGGGGAAGTATTGCATCAACGTGGGGTTGGGTCGGCCGGGACCACCGGCAACATTTCCTCCATTCCTGTTGGGACATTCATGGCCTACGGACAAGGGCGTCTTTACGTCGTCAACTCATCCAAGGACAGCTTTACCGCAGGGGATCTTGTCTACGGAGGTTCCACCAACCAGCTATCAATCACCTCTTCTTCGGCCACCACCACGACCACAATCACAACGTCATCCTCCCATGGGTTTAGCACTGGCGATGTTGTAACGGTTTCTGGTCATAGCTCGACCCCAAGCATTAACGGAACTTGGAAAATCACCAGCACAGGCTCCACCACTTTCACCATCCCCGCTTCTGTGACGGTGGCCGGGTCCGGAGGATTCGCCACTAAGGCTAACACCGGTGCTGAGTCCGATCTTCTTCGCTTTACCGAGACAACCTACTTAAACGAAGGAGGTAGTTTTCAGATCCCAAGCCAAATGGGCTCTATCCGAGGCCTGATCTTTCAGCCAATTTCTGACACGGCAACTGGGCAAGGTGACTTGTTGGTGTTTGGCGAGAAAGGGGCCGCATCTTTTTCCGTTGCCAACCCCCGCGACCAGTGGAAAAACCTTTCCGGTTTCCAGAGGGTCACCTTGGACAACATTGGTCTGGTTGCCGACCGGACCTTGGTGACCGTCAACAACGACCTCTTTTTTCGCAGTATCGACGGTCTTCGAACCTACCGCCATGCCAGGGCCCAGGCCGACGGCTATAATATGACCCCGATCTCAACTGAAATGGACGCGGTGCTGGATTACGACACGGAGGGTCTTCTTGGGGAAGCGTCTGCCGTCTACTTTGACAACCGCCTTTTGTTTACTGTCAGTCCAAGGGAGAACTACGCCAACATCGGTGACGAGCCCATCAAGCTTCGCCCGATTTCTTTTCAAGGGGTCGGAGTCCTCGACTTCAACTCCATGGGGACGGCAGCCAACAAAAGAGCTTCGGTGTTTGACGGTGTCTGGACTGGGGTTGACACCCTTCAACTTGTAACCGGAGTTACTCGTCGACTCCCAAGGTGTTTTGTGTTCGCCTACGACACCGACTCCAACAGCAATCTTCTTTGGGAGAACAATCCTTGGGCCTTGTTTGATTTCCCGCTAGGCGCTTCCAGCCGAAGAATCAAATGCGCGATCGAGACACGTTCCTTTGATTTTGAGACTCCGTTCAACCTTAAAAAACTTGACCGGGGGGATCTTTGGATTGCCGAGCTTGCAGGGGAAACCCTGGTCAACGCCTACTGGCGTCCGGATGAGAATCCCTGTTGGTTTCCCTGGCACACTTTCAACACCTGCTCCGAGGTTGAAACCTGCACCACCGGAGTTGCCACAACCACGGCAACTGGAGGCATTTCCACAGTCCAGGCCAGCGGGACCACACGGGAAATTGCCACAACCTGGGTAATTTCCTTCACCAACCCGTCCAGCCAGTTCTACGTTAGAATCGGCAACACGCGGACGACCTTCAAGGAGTTCAACACAACTCTTCAAACCTGGTCGACGACCACTGCGGCCAGTCTGCAAAGCGCCTTGAACACTGCCCTTACCGGAGCCAATCCTGATGGCACCAACATCACCTGCACGGTTTCCAGGTTCAACGATAACTTCACAATCGTCTTTTCCACGGCGGTTGAGTCTCCGATCGCCCTCCCGGCTCCGTCCACTTGTGGAGTCTATCTTCCAGCCAATGTCCGTGACCAGTACCGATCCCAGATCCGTCTTCCGGCTCCCTCCAATTCCTGTGTTACGTCCACCAACACGCTTGCCCGTGTCGGGCATACCTTCCAATTCAGGTTTGAGTGGGAAGGCCAGTTTGCTCTTACCAAGGTTATGTTTGTGGCTTCAAGAGTCATTGAAAAAATAGGTGGAGGTTGCCAATGAGCGAAGAGTGCAGTTTCCTTGAATGCGGGTGCGAGCAGGGGGTGTTTTCCAACATTGTCTCCGGGTCAGCAGAGGTTTTTGACTATCTCGCCGACGACACGGGTTCAGTTTTCTCCATCGAGAACCCACCAGAGTCAGGGTTCCAGACCATCGATGGCGAATTTCTGGAGTTAAACTGATGGCCACACGAATCAGCGATTTGGTCGAAGACACAAACCCGGCGACAAATTCCTATTTGTCCGTCGTGGTCAATGGGATTACTCGCAAGACGTTTCTCTCCAACGTTCTTGGTCTTGTCACCGGAGGCACCGTTACGGCGGTTACTGGTGGCACAAACGTCAGCGTAAGTTCCGCGGGTAGCCCAACCCAGCAGTTGACGGTTGATTTCAGCCTTCCCGGAATGGTGGTCCCGTACGCCGGGCTGGAAAGCAAAGTCCCGACAGGCTGGTTATTTTGCAACGGACAGGCAGTTTCTAGAACAACCTTTTCGGCCTTGTTTGGCGTGATCTCTACGATTTATGGGGCAGGGGACGGGTCGACCACCTTCAACGTTCCAGACTTGCGCGGTAGAATCCCGTTCGGCAAAGCCGCCAATTCGGGCTCCTCCAGTCCTCTTAACGGTGCCGTTTTTGCTTCCGGCAATTTTTACACCATTGCTTCCTCCGGAGGAACAGAAAACCACCTTTTGACTGGGCTCCAAACCGCAGTCAAAGACCACACGCACACGGCTTCCGGAACCATGACGGTTTACGGAGGGTGCAACGACACGAATTGCTGGGATGACCGGAATTGCGGACCCCCAGAGTGTTATGGGGATTTTGGCATTCACGGAGAAGTCGCACCAGGAAGCAGGGCTTCGAGTTCTTCGACAGGCTCGACTTCCGCCCTTTCTTCCGTCAACGCAGCTCTGCCCCACAACAACATGCCTCCGGCGATTGTTTTGTCCTATTTAATCAAGGCCTGACCATGCCCAATTTCAAAATCACAGATCTGGTTACGACCAATGCCCCTACGGTTGACTCGGTTATCCCCTGTGTTCAAAACGGAGTAACCAAACAACTCTCGGTTTTACAGATCAAGGAATACCTGAATGACGGAACCTTAAGGGAACTTTCTTCCGGCGATGGGTATCAGTGCAGCCCAAACCCAATTACCACGACCGGCACTGTGTCTTTCTATTCTCCCGGCCTGATGAGTCTTTACGCAGGCTCAACCGCCCCGACAGGATGGCTCTTATGCGACGGCTCTTCTCTAGTCGTGGCCACTTACCAGGACTTGTTTAACAAAATTGGCTATACCTACGGCGGAAGCGGGTTAAACTTCAATCTCCCAAACCTTACCGGTAGGACTGTTTTTGGCCTGGACGACATGGGATCTTCCGCTTCTCAACGGGTGACCGTGTCTGGGTCTACTACGCTTGGTACTTCGGCTGGGGCAAGAGAGCACATTCTTACCTCCAGCCAGAGTCCGTTAGTTAGCCACACCCATTCCGCCACTGGCTCCTTTTACGTTTTGGCTGGGCCAGACAGAACTGGAAACAACCAAGGCCTTTACACCGGCTACCCCAGACGTGATTTCAATACGAGCAGTGGCGGCTGCGCGACGAGCCTCTCCCTCTCAATTAACACCTCTTCTTCAGCAACTGGGGCCGCGTCAACCACGGCTCACCCCAATCTCCCGCCTTTCGTTCTTTTAAATTGGATCATCAAAACATGAAAATTTCCTACCTCCCAGAAGTAGTCAGCCCGACCGGAGCCACGGTATTCCCAATCTCCACCGGAGGCGTTGCTAAAAAAGTCCAGCTCTCCACCCTGAATAATTTTTCCGGTTCCGGGACGGTTGGGAATGTTTTTGCTGGGCAGAATGTCAAACTTAGCCAAAGCCCCGCCACCACAGCATCGGTCATCAGTTTTGCCTTCCCCGGGGCTATCTTCCCTTACCCATCACCCGATATCCCTAACGGATGGCTCCTCTGCAATGGTCAGGCGGTCAGCCGCCAAACTTACGCTTCATTGTTTGACGTGGTAGGTGTAACTTACGGTTCTGGGGACAATCGGACGACGTTCAATTTACCAGATCTTCGCGGGAGGTCCGTCGTGGGTTTTGAGGTGATGGGCGGGGTTACGGCCTCTGGTCGGCTCACTAACACAAGACCCGGCAACCTTGACGCTCAGGTCCTTGGGTCAGTTGGGGGAGCCCAATCCCACACCCTTTCACCTCAGGAGGCAGGCCTTAACCCCCACAGTCACACCCATGGCGTTAGTGTGAGTTGGGGAGGCGGAAACGAAAACGGCAACCGGTGCAATGGTGGTAGCGGAGGGTCCCCAGGAACTTTTCCAGGAAGCTCCTTTGGTTTGACCTGGGGTTATGCCTTTACCAACGACGCATCGTCTGATCCATCTTCCGATGAGCATCCTAACCTTCCCCCTCTTGTGTTTTTGAATTGGGTTATAAAATACTGACATGGCCTTAATCTCCGGATCGCTCCCTCCCCAGACCTGTTACGGAACCCCGCAGCAACTGCTCGACCTGTTTGCCCAGTATCTGTCAGCCCCGACCCAGAACGTAATATTGGAGGGAACCCTGACCTATAACTTTCCTTCCAGCACGGCTGGCACGGCTCAGACAGCAACGCTTAGCGTGGCTGGGGCCAGTGTGGGGGACCCGGTCCTGGTCGGGCTTCCGTCCAATCCGACAACAGGTGTGGTGTTTGACGCTTACGTGGCATCCGCCAACACCGTGACCGTCCGGTGTAATTACCTGACTACGGTCGACCCGGCTTCCCAAACGTTCAAGATCAAGGTTCTTAAGGTCTCCTAAGTCCATGCCGCTTACCCTTCTCGAAGCCAAAGCGGCTCTCTCGCCCTTCGTCGACAACGGGGTTTGCCCGACCGACTCGCGGGTTGTGGCCAGGATCAACGAGGCGCAACGCCGGCTCCACAGCGTCCGCGCCTGGCTTGGCGTTTTGGCCCGCTACTCTGTCACAATTTCCAACGGGCAGTTCACTCTGCCTGCGCCCACCGGGAACATCACGACCTTTGCCGGATTCGGCTTGGAGAGTGCGACCAGGGTTTCCGGGACCGAGGCTCCTGCCGGCTTTTTGACCAACGGGGTCCAGGCGTTCCTGGCTGATACCGAGGACATTCTTCACCTTCACTTTGTCCCTACTTCCAACGATTTTCGGACTTACGCCCTTGGGGCAAACATCCCGACACGGGTCGAGGTCACCGGAAAACTCAATTATGTCCCGGCCGTCTCCGACACAGACCTTCTGATCATTGACGATGTCGACGCTCTCAAACTGATGATCCTTGCCGTTTACCGAGAGGAGAACAATCAGCTCGAACTCGCCCAGGCCCTGGAGAACAAGGCCATCGAACGCCTGACCGTCAAGACCGACCGAGCCATCGAAGCTGCTCGCAGGGTCAACTACCAGACCAAGATGTCTACCGCGATCCCCAACAGCCTTGGCGACATGCGCTCCAAACTGGCCCTCGACCTTATGGACGGTCTCCGCGTTTCAGACGCCGAGCTGGTCGACCTCATCAACAATGCCGAGGAAGCCTTGTTCGCCCGTGGTTGCTGGTACGGGACGATTGAGCACTACCGCGTCAACGTCACCAACACCAACGAGATCCTTCTGCCAAACGCCATCGGAACGGTGCTTGGGATCACCATGGCCGACCGTCCGATTTCCATTTTTGATCGCAGGTTTGACTACCACGAAAACGGACCTGGGTACCAACAGAAGGACACCTCGGGTTACGACATGCTGATTGATCGGGGAGAGGTCTACGTCAACAACGAGTGGAAACGCCGCTATTTTATCCGGGACTCAGCCGCAACCGAATGCGTCGACATCCTGGCTAAAAAACGGTGGCTTCCCAAGCTTCGCGACTCAGACAAGATGGACATCCGCAACTACCCGGCAATCAAGGAGATGGTCAACGCACTCCGGGAAAAAGAACCGGAAAAGGTTATGTTTTACGAAAACAAGGCAGTTTCCCTTTTGCAAAAGGAACTGGCTGAAATGCGTGGAGGAGCCAAAGGGCAATTGCAGGTCCAGATGAAGAGTTTTGCCCCCAGCGAGGTGACGGCTCTCATCTAACATGGCTTTTCAAGTCTCCCCAGAATGCCAGGCAGTGTCCTCCACGGCGGCAACGCTTTGCGAGGATGTTGCCTATACCGTCTCATCGCTTTGCGGCGAGGTGTCCTACACGACGACCAACCTCTGCGCCTCCCTTAACTCCTGGCAGGGTTACACACTTGATCCGGGTGAGAACTGGCAAAACGTGTACCTGATGTGGAACTTTGCACAATGAGCACGCTTTTTGACCGCACCATAGCCGAGAGCTACACCGAGCTTCTCAAGACCGCCTCCACCTCCGGGGTCACTTCGACCTTGACGGTTGTAGAGGACGGGGACGCAACCGCGTCTGCCCTTCAGATTTCCACCTCCACGGTCAAGTCTTCGGGAACCCTTGAGGTTGTCGGACCGGCCACCCTGTCTTCCAGCCTTGCAGTCACCGGTGCGTCAACTTTGACTGGGAATGTCAGCATGGCCGGTGATCTGTTGGTTTCCGGGAACGCCGTCATCCAGGGGACCCTGACAGCCAATGGGGGAACTTTGACGCTGGGCGACGCCGACACCGACAACGTGGTGTTCAACGCCGACGTCAACTCCCACATCCTCCCTAACACCGACAACACCTACGACCTTGGTTCCTCTGCCAAAAGTTGGAGAAACCTTTTTGTCGACAGCACGGCAACGGTTAACAACCTATCAATCACCGGCTCTCAGGCTATCTCGGCCACGACTCAGTCCACTGACAAGGACACCGGGGCTTTGGTCCTTGAGGGTGGGTTGGGGGTCGAAAAGAACGCCAATATAGGCGGAAATCTTGGGGTCACCGGAACGACATCCCTTACGGGTAACGCTTCTCTTTCCGGCACACTCGGGGTTAGCGGAGCCACGAACCTCTCCTCAACCCTCGGAGTTGCGGGTGACGTTTCGGTCAACACCAACAAGTTCAACATAACGGCTGTCAGCGGAAACACTTCGGTTGCCGGAACTTTAGGGGTGACCGGAGCCACGACGCTTTCTTCCACCCTGGCAGTAACTGGTAATGCCACGATGTCAGGGAACCTGACCGTTAGCGGGGACCTGACCGTCAACGGAACGACGACCAACATCAATACGACAAACTTGGTGGTTGAGGATAAGAATGTTGTTCTGGCTGACGTCACCACACCAAACAACACAACGGCTGACGGTGGGGGAATCACTCTAAAGGGCACGACGGACAAGACCCTTAACTGGGTCAACGCGACTGGGGCCTGGACATCGAGCGAAGATTTCAACCTCCTTTCGGGTAAGGTCTACGAGATCAACGGGGCGTCGGTTCTTTCCGCAACCTCGCTCGGAAGTGGCGTCACCGGTTCGTCGCTGACCAGCGTCGGGACGATTGGTACTGGTACCTGGCAGGGGACAATTGTAAGCCCAACCTACGGGGGGACCGGGGTAAACAACGCC